CTCCGTCGTTCGGTACCGGTATCCAGCCGTTGATCGCATCCTTGAGCGCGTTGAGGTTGTTCATAACGAGCTCGGCAATCGCGACGAACTTTGCATCTGTACCAAGTGCGCCTCCCCCGAAGCGCCACACGCCACCGTCGAAGAACGCGAGGTCATCGACCTGTGGCGTCAGGACTCCAGCATCCGGCGCGATCCCGGGAATCGCGAACGCGTACGAGAGGTCGTGCCGCGTGAGGTCACCCGGTTCCGCAAGCTGCCCGGTTGCACGCCAGTGCGCCGTTGCCGCCTCGGAGAAAATCAGGAGGACGTGGTCTCCCTCGGCGAGGGGCAGGCGCAGCGAATAGCCGCCGGCCCGCATCCACACGATCGGAACGAACGGAAGGACCGGAAGCTTCTCGAGCTCCTGGCCGCCGTCGAGCTTGGTGATCGACCGCTTGATCGCCGGTTGGATGTCCGCGGTCTGCGTGGCCTTGTCGTAGGAAACGACGGTGCCGGGGAGAGCGGTGTGTAGCTCGTCGATAACGGAGCGAATGGCCTCGCGCTGCACCTCCGCGAGAGTGGGCTCGAGCATCGGTCAAAACCTCGTGGCGTCGATATGCGCGTACCAGTCCTGCCCGTGCGTGTCGCCAACCCACTGGACCTTTTCGATCCGGTAGTTTCCCTTGATGCGCGCGGCGTCCATGACGACGAGGCGACCGGGGCGGATGTCGGGGATCATCAGGGCCGACGCGTGTAGGACGCCGTCGTTGTCTACGGTGGGTGACCCGACGAGACCGGTCTCCGGAGCGAGCCGGATGGCCTCACCGGCGAGCGACTTTCCTCGGTCGACGAACTGGACGGCTCCGTCCTGGATGGACCACTCGAGGTCAGCCGAGCGTGCGAAGTCCGTGAGGTGCCGTGACGTCGCTCCCGATATGACTTTGCCGTGCGTCAGGAGCCGCCCGACGCCGCCCATCTTGAGCTTTGCCGCAACCTTCGAGACGTTGCCTTCGCCGACACCGAGCGCCCGCACCATGGCGCGCAGGGCCGTGTCGAGCGATGTCTTCGGGCCGAATGAGAGCGCCGCCCGTGACGTCTGGTGGGCCCGCTCACCGTCGCCCGACGATAGCTCCGTGGTCCACTCGGGACCGTCCTTGATCGAGAAAACATCCCTGAGATCACCGAGCCAGAGGAGCGAGGTCGCGTCCTTGTAGCCCGCTTCGATCTTGCAGGGGATCCCGCGCTTGTCGCCTTTCTTAGGTCGTAGCTCTTCGAGCTGCGAGCGCTGATCTTCCGTGAGGTTCCAGATCCGGAGCGTGCAGGTGTTCGGCTCGCTCTTGAGCGTCTTTTCGATCTCGAAAGAGACGTCGTGCCCGGTGACCTTGATGGTGTCGACCGTGACTTCGGCGACGCGCCCGAAGAGCTGGACGTCCGCCATGTCACGTCGCCGCGTAGTACGTGAGCTCTACCCGTAGCTTCTCGCCGAGCTCGTCGAAGCCCGGTGGGCTGCCGTCGCCAGTGAGATCTTGGGGCATCAACTCGCCTTCGGGGCAGCGCTCGTCCCATTTCTTGTATCGGAGCATCGGCCAGTTCCCGACGATCTTCTTACCCGAGAAAATGGGCACGTCCTCGGCATCGTGCAGAGACAGGTACCAGCGTTCCTCGCGCTGGTTCCACGCGAAGTGGGCGGTGTAGTCACGCCCGTCGAGGCGCACACGGATCGAATAAAACGCGCGACGCTGGACGGTCGGGACAATGAGAACTTCCGTCGCCATGGATCACGGGAAAGACATGAGGTTACTCAATGCGGATCCGCCACCGTCGAAGAGCTGCGCCGCGATGGACTTCGCTTTCTCGGATTTCTTCTCGTCATTCGCGTCTGGACCGGCGTTCTTCGAGCCGACGGAAACGGGCAGCTGCCCACGGAGCTCCGCCGGATCCGGTGCGTCGACCGTCTCGGACTTCACGAAACGGAGCTGCTTCAGGTCGACCTGGAAGGTGGCGCCATTTCCGTCCTGCACGGTCCTTGGAACCGAGACCCGCTCAACGACCATCGAGTCGTACTCGTGCAGGCGTCCCTGTACCCGCATGACCCGCGCGTTGTCCCGCGCGTCGCGTAGGGAATCGTACATATCGCGGACGCGATTCTTGAACTCCGAGGTATTGAGCAACGTGGCCGACCGTTGCGGCGAGTCGAAGAGGCTGCCGATCGCGCCTGTGATCGTGCGAGTGAGCGCGCCAGGGGTAATCGGTAGCTCCGCTTCCTTCTCGGGAATGTCGAGCTCCAGGACCGTAAAGTCCATGAAGTCCTCGACGCCTGGGTTGCGGAAAAGCGGTTTGTTCGTGACGTATCCCTCGAGCATGATGCGATCGAGCTCGGGGCGGACGTGGTCGGAAACGTTCGAGCCTTCCTCGACCGAGTGCTCCGTGATGGCGTTCAGGAGCTCGTGTGTCTCCGTGGAGACGACATCGAATCGGACGCTCACGGTCTGGCCGGCGTCGTCCTCCCAGATGAGCAGGGTTGCCATGGGTCAGGGCGCGCGGGGTACGAGGGCGTTGAACTGCGCTTTCGTCGTATTGCGCACCGCGCGGCCCGTCGCGGCGGCCGTGCGCTCTGCCATGGTGTGCGGGGTCCCGGGCGGGACGTTCACGGTCACGTGGTTGGTGTTCTGCATGTTGTTCCCGCCGCCTGTCGCCGATGCTCGGGCGACCGCAGTTGCCGGAGCGCTTGCCACGCCTGGAACTTGAGCGAGACCGCGCGCGATGTGCTGGACCTCGGTGATACCGCGGCGCTTGGGCTCTCCGCCGCTATTCGCTGCGTCGATTGCGTCCTGCTGGACCCGTCGCTCCCGGGCTTCCTTGTTGGCCTTGCTGTCGACGATGTCGAAGAGCTCTTTCAGCGGGAAGAACTTGTTCAGGAGCTCGTCGATCTTGTTGCCGATGAAGTTGAAGGCATCGCTAAACATGCCGCCGATCGCAGCAAGCACGTCCTTCAGAGGACCCGGCAGCGATTCCCAGACATCATGGGCCAGCTGGCGGAGGGCCTCGAAGTCCTCCTTTGCGTAACCGATCGCCTCGTCGACATACTTCTCGAGATCCTTCATCGCGGCCCGAACGGTGGGGCCGACCTCTGGAAGAACGACGTCGACGAAGTCATCCCAGATAGCCTTGAGCTCTTTGACGACTCCCTCGGTCGCACCAACGCCGAACAGCGAATCCGTGAACCGCCGGATCAGTGTGTCGCCACCCTGAAAGGTTGTGATGAGCTCGTCGATCAGCAGAATCGGCAGAGCGATCCGAAGCGCGAACCGAAGGAACGCAGCGGACACCGTCCGGATCGCGGCCCCCAGTGGCCCGAGCCACTTCGAGATCATAAGGCCGCCCTTGAGCGTCACGGCCGCCATCACCGACTTGAGTAGGTTCGTGCCCTTCTGCCAGTGCAGGAAGTTCTTCGTGACGTTCACGGCTCGCCGGGAGAGGTCGACCATCTTCGGCAGGAGCAGGTTGATCGCCTGAATGCCCAGTCCCCTTAACCCCTTCTTCAACCGGTCAATGTTGTCGTTGAACTGGTCCGCGTTCTCAATGAACGCTTCGTCGAAACCGAAGCCGAGCTCCTCGACTTCTGCCCGGAGCTTCGCGATCCCGTCCTTGCCCTCGAGAATGAGCGGCAGGAGCGGCGCGTAGTTCTTGCCGAAGAGAGCAGCGGCGGCGCCGGCACGCTCCGTCGGGTTCTTGATGGCGGCGATCGCGGCGGCCGCGTCAGTGAAGAGTGCGCCCGTCGTCTTGGCTTGCCCGCTCGCATCCTTGAGCGGGACGCTGAGCTTCTTGAAAGCGTCGTGGACCGGGCCCGAGCCCTTCTCTGCCGCTTCGGCCGCGCCCTTCTGGAGACGTGCGAGCGCGCCACGAAACGTCTCCACCGAGACGTTCGACATCTCCGCAGCGTGGTCGAGTTCCTCGAGTTCCCTCGTCGTCGTACCAAGGGCCTGCGCTGCTTTACCGAGAGCGTCCGCTTCGTCGAGGACGTGCGTCGTGAAGTTCTTGATCGCCGTGAACGCGAAGGCGCCGGCAATGAATTTGCCGACCGTCGCGATCTTATCCTTCAGACCCGTGACAGCCGCGTCGCCCTTCTTGAGTTCGGTGTCATCGAAGGACACGCCGAACTCGGCGAGGATGGAGCGAAGTGCGTCGCCAGCCACTACTTTCCCTGTTTCGCTTTCTCAATCGCGAGAGACGTGAGCTCGTCGATCATGTCGAGCGTCATGTGGGCGTCAAGCGTGTCCTCGATCGACCACTGCTCTTGAATCTCGATGAGTCCCGACGAGATGTGATCGGATGAAGCTATCCTCCAGAACCACCAGTCGAGCCCGTCGGGGACTGCGACGCTGACGCCACCACGGATGCGAGGCGGCTCGTAAGAGCCTGACCGCCTAAAAAAGTTGGGTAGTTGAGGCGAACGCAGTGACCGAGCCATAGCAGCATGTCGGACTCGGTTTTGCCGGCAAAGTGATCGTCGAAAAGGATCGCGAGCTCGGCCTTCTGTCCCGGGCCGATCACCACAAGCGATGCCACTGCAAACGCATTGCACACCTCGTCGAGGACGTCGGGGTCGAGCCCCTTCAGCGCGTCGGCCACCGCGCCAGCAATTGCCGTGAGGTCGAGCCCGCCGTCGATGTTCGCGAGCCTGGCGATCGGGGCGCTCAGAACCTGCCCCAAACGCACTAAAACTCGGCGGGCCTGAAGCGCGCCGAGTTGTTGGAGCTCGTACTTCGTCCCGTTGATCGTGACGCTTTCGGTTTTTCGCATTGTCGTGCTCGTGCGATGTCGGTCCCTCTATCAGTTTCCGCCGATGAAGATCTCGGGGTTCGGGCACATGAAGGACCACTCGTTCTCGCCCGGCTCCTTCTTCCACTCGACCGTCGGCCACTTCTCGATGAATGCCTCTGGGTCGATGACGAGGTCGAGCCCGTTCTGGTCCTTGATCATGAGCGGCGCGACGCCGGCGCCGTTCCGCGCCTTGATGTCGAGGATGTGGATCGCCGAAAGCAGGGCGTTTGATTCCGAAGAGCCCTGGATCGTGAGCGTCACGCGATGGCGTCCGTCGCCTGTTTCTCCGCGTGTGACCTCGCTATCGATGCCTACGACGGTGACGAAGCGCTCGCCGAGCGGTTCGATCTTGCAGAAAATATCTGCGCCTTTGCCGCTCTCGACGCTGATGCCGGCATAGATGAAGGACACCGCGTTCGCAGAACGAATCTTCATTGACATGGACGAACCTCCGCGCTCGCCCGCGAATCACGGGCGGCGGTGCACTTGGGCGCGCTCGATCAGACCGAGAGCGTTCCGTTGATCTCGACCGTGTGGATGGCGCCCTGGAGCTGCGCCTGGAACTCGACATCCGGAAGGAACCGAGCGGCGCGGTCCGCCGGGTCGACGTCTGCGACCTTCGGAGCCGTGACGCTAGGAGCCGGGCTCTCCGCAAGTCCCGCCGGCGCGCCGTTACGCCCGACGTTCTGCACGAGCACCGCGAGGATCCCGCTGCGGATCGTGTCGACGCCCGAGTCCGTGTAGGGGACCTTCTTGCCGGACTGCAGCATTGCAACCACGCGCAGTCGGATCGACGAGTACAGGAAGTCGACGAAGTGCGTGATGTCCGCGAACTCACCCGCGAACGTACGCCCGTCGAACGTGTCGCCCTGCGCGCCAAGCGTGATGTAGTAGTTGCCGTCCTTGTTGTGGATGGCGTTTTGCTCTGCCTGGCTGAGCGTGTCGACGCTTATGCCGGCGAGCGACTTGTGCGCCCATGAGACCTTTCCGGGCGTCTCCGCGATGCTCTTCGCGAGCAGAGCGACGTGCGCCCATTCGGTCCCGCCGAACCGGCGCGCGTACTGTCCGACCGTGCGTGCGTAGTTCGCGGCCTGGAGGACGTAAAAAATATCCGTCGTCGATCCCGCGTTCAGAATGGCGCTGTCGACGCCGAGCAGAACGTTCATCTTCCGTTCGGCCTCGATGGTGGCCGCTGAGAGCAGGCCCGTCGCCTTGCTGAAAGAATCGATGACGTTCAGGCCGTACCAGTTCGAGTCCTCGACGAGGATGGCCGCAAGCGCGTCGTCCGTCGTCGTGTCGGCCGTTTCGTCCGAGACGGTCCAGCCATTGCCCATCGAGAAGTCGTAGGGAGTGCCCGCCGTCGCTGACGTCACGACGATCTTCGTGTTGTCCTCGGTCGCCGTGACCTCTGTGTAAGCGTCGATGGTCGGCGAGATGGCCTCGACGATCGACTGAATCGTGGCGGCTCCCGGGATCGTGTAGCTTCCTGCGTGTCCCGCGATCGTCCACGTGAGCTTGAAGCCCTCCGTGGTGATCGTCGGCGTGGTGTGGACGATCTGCGTCAGTGCAGTCGTGCGCCGGCCGATCTTGAAGGTCTTGCCCGTCGGGTTCTGCGACTTCCACGCGAGCGCAGCCTTGTATAGGTAGTGCGACGCAGAGAACCCGTCGGTCAGCATCTCCTTCGGATTCGCATACTCCTTCACGAGCACGTCGATCCAGGCGATGTGATACCCGAGGAACAACGGCGTCCCGAAGTTCTCCTTGCCGACCTTCAGCGAATTGATGTCGATGCTGAGATCGACGACGTCGTCTAGCGACATGGTCCGTCACTCCCTTGCGTGCACCGAGCGCAAAGCGTTTCAGTGCGTAGGCGAGCCGCTCACGGGCTCGGTAGAATCTCGTGGTCCATCTGCAGAGGCAGAGGGATGTCGACGCCCGGCGTGTTCTGAACGTGCGACGTGAGCTCGATCGTTTCGATCCACCCCGATTCGACAGGGTCTTGATCGCTCACGAGCATGAACAGGAATAGGTCCAGGTTCGCGGCTGATACGACTCGCCCAGAGTCTTTGAAGTTCGCCTTGACGGCCTTGCCGATGTCGATGTCGACGTCAACGGCTTGGAGCGCCGCCACCGAGGCATCACGACGAAGCCCCGTCATGATTCGCATGAGCGGCACCATCGCGAAGTCGCCATCGGTGCGCTCGGTCATTTGCGCTTGTACCTGCAGAGTCACGCGGCGGAGGCCCCAAACCGTCGAGACGAATTGCGCGGGTGACTCGGTGAAGACCCGTCGTAGCTCGTCCTCTCCGACGATAGAGACGGTCGTGACCTTGAGCAGAAGAGAAATCTTTTGAACGTCGTGGGTGAACGAACGCTGGCCCTCTTGCCACTCGGCCGTGAAAGGCACCGAATCCGGTGTGACTTTTGCGGGGTCGGCCGCGAGATCCGCGAGCAGTTGCTTGATGACCGGCGCAGCGGTCGACCATCCGGCCATGGGTCATCCTTTTTCGACGCGGTGCCTGATACTCGTCCAGCCTTCCCCCGTATCGATGAGCGGCGTATCCGATCCCTTCGCGTCGATCGTCGACTGCTCTAGAGGTGGATCGATGCCCTCGCGGATCCGTCGCTGCATCTCGCCGACCTGGAGCAGACCGAACCGATCGAGCGCCTGTTCTACGCTCGAGACCTTTCCGTCGATGACGGCCCTGCCGATGGTACGGAGTTTTCCTCTTAGCTCGTCTCGGTTCTCGTCCACGTAGTCGGCAACGAAGGACCGACGAGGGACGCCGAGACCTAGCTCGTGGCGCCCCATGACCTCCGCGATCGTGCCGCCACCACCCGAGTGCTCGGCGCTGCCCTCGTCCTCGTGGACTCCGACCGTGACACGAGCGCGCTCGGCCAGGCGTTTCAGCAGAGCTTTGGCGCCGTGGTCGGTATCGGTGACGCCACCACCCTTGACGAACCGACCACTGCTATCCCGTGCCATGTCACGTCACGAGGATCTTCGGGAACGTTTTCACGTGCAGCTCGCCGAGCTGCTTCGCGTACCTCGACGACGCCATTACCTTGCCGGCATCGTCGAGCCGCATCGTCGCTCCGAACGGAGAGCTCCAAAGCTTGTCCGCGGTCAGGAGCCCGTGCGCCGTGTCGAAGCGGTTGCCCCAATCGGCGTTGGCCACGAGCTCCATTTCCGCTTCGTTGAGACACGATACGACAAGCGAGTCGCTGGCGTTGCTGAACTCCGGGTAGCGGGCCCGGAAAGACGCGATGAGCACGGGCTAACCTGTCTTCGAGACCGCCGCGTCGCCCGAACCTTTTCCGGACTTCGCTGCGCGCGCGCGGTCCATGAACTTCTGGTCGTTCTCTCGATCGGCTCGACGCTTGGCCTCGATCTCGTCCTTGCGCGCTTCGGCTTCCGAAAGGATTCGTAGCTCCTCGTCTTCCATGGCAGCCGAGTCGACATCGGGCGCGGGCTTCGTCAGGTTCGTCACCTGCATGAGGCCCGATTCCTCCATCCCGAGAAGCTGCGTGAGCACGACCATCGGTATGTCTTCGTGAATCGACTCACCGAGCGGGATGACGACCTTGTGCGCCGGCCATGCCCGACCGATTGAGCTGACGACCTTGTACTTGTTCTTTTCCGCCATCTTCAGTTTCTCCGTTCAGGTTCCGTCAGCGTGGGCTAGCCGGTGTGGTCGAGGTACAGCATCGCCTCTGGGTGGTAGACCTTCACGCCGCCCGCGCGAGCGCGGCAGATCGTGACGAGTTCGAGCCCCTGTGCCTGTGGCGGCAGCTGCTCGAACAGCAGCGGGACGACAGACTCGAGTACTTCGGGGTCTCGTCGATAGCACACCGCGCGCGCACCGTTGCCGCCTGCGTTCGCAAGGGCGAGCTTGCTCCACTGCACGACACTCGTGATGTAGGGGTTGTTCAGGAGGAAGAACTTCAGGACCGTAAGGTCGGACCCGCTGCCCATCGGCTTCGTCGCGATGATGTCGTAGTTGACGGGCGCGAGCGCCAGGGTGTTGGAGAGCAGGCTCCCCTTGTTCTTCACCGTCACGTTGATGGCGGATGCCGGCTTCATGAGCTCGGCGATCAGCGCGTCGCTCGTGTCACTCGACGACCACACCGTGAACGAGGTTGTATCGAGACTGACGTTCGCGTTGTTGACGAAGCCCGTTACACCAAGACTTGTCTGAGTGCTGGTCTCGCCCTTCGCGACCATCTGATCGATCTCGTCCTCGACGGCCGAACGCGCAGCACGACCCTTCCATGCTTCGATCGGCGTGCCGAGGCGCGCGGCCGTTCGCAACTCGCTCAGGCTGAACCCGAACGAATCCGCGATCTCTGCGACGGTCCCGAGGATCTCGTCGATCTTCACGTCGACACGGGGGATGTCGTTCGCGGCGGCACCGGCGGCGATGACCTTTGCGCGACCGCGACGGTCGATCACGTGGGTCGAGTACGTCTTTGCCTCTGGATCGATGTCCGTTGCCCGCGGCACGAGCTGCAGCGCAATGTTGTCGGGGTACTGAACCTCGAGAGTCTTCTGACGATGTTGCATCAGCTGGCTCTCGAGGAACGCCGTTTCGTTCGCGTCCAACCGCATCCGTGGGTCCGAGGCGGCCGCGAAGGCCGACACAGTGTAGAGCTGCTTCCGAATGTGTTCTTGCATCGGGGTCATGGGAGTTTTTCCTCTCAGAAAGTTTTTCAGTGGTTGCCGGGCTCAGAACAGTTCGAGCACCGCGGGCGAAGTCGTTCCGCCTCCGGCGTAGAAACGGGTGTTGGGAGCCGCCACGGCAGTGGCCGTGTCTGCGTCGTTGCGGAACGCGCCAAGCTGAGTGCCGCCGCCGCCCGAGGCGAACCGAGCAAACGGTGTGTCGCCGACGACCAACGTCTCCTCGCAGAGCACGAAGACCTTTCCGCGCGTCATCACTGGGACAGCGTCGCCGATCGCGTAACCGGTCGAACCCGACGGCATGTCCTTGCCTCGCAAGGCAACGCCTCCGCCGTACACACCGGTCACTTCACCGGTGCTGTCCGGGAGATCGGCCTTGCCCTCTGTGTTGAAGCTCACCCACACACCGAACGGGATCACCTCGAGGGCGATCTTCGTCACGACGGTGCCCTCTTCGCTGGGGTATGGGTCGCCAGGAAGCCCGATCGGGGCGTTGGCAGGAACGGTCGTTTGAACTGCACTGGTGGTCATTGGTCTTTGCCTTTCCTTTGGCTAAGTAGTTTCCGGTTCAGCCCGCTCGTTGACCGACGGGCTTCTTCCAGGCGTCGTTGGCGCGTGTCTCCATGTCGGCGCGCGCCTTCGCCTCTCCGCTCTCGACTGGATCTCCCGCCTGACGACGGAGCTCGTGCAGCGTCTTCACGACGTTGTCGACGCTATCCTTGCGCTCGACCTTCTTCTCGGTCACGACGTCGAAGATCGCGGCAACGTATTCGTCGCTACGACCCTTGTCGTCGAAGTCTTTGTAGTCGGCGTCGGCACGAATGACCTTCAGGTTCATATCGCGCTCGGCGAGCGGAGCGAGTTCATCGATCTTCGCGTCCATCTTCTCTTCGTCGTCCTGGTCTTCCTCGGCGAGGAAGCGAAGAGCGGCCTTCCGCATCTTTCGGTACCAGGCGCGGGCCTTGCCCTTCTCGGCCTCGGCGCCGGCCTTGGCGTCGTCTTCGGCTTTCTTCTTGCCCTTTTCGGCAGCGTCGCAACGCGCCTGCAGGGAATCCCGCTCGGCAACGAGCGTTTTTTGCTTCGCGTCGAACTTCGCGATATCCGCGAGGTGCGCGTTTTCGACGTGGCCGAGATGCTCCTTCGAGCCGTATTCCACGTCCTTGCCGTCGAGCTTGATGATCACTTTGGTTGCTTCCATTGTCGTTGCCTCGTCGTTGGCGTTGCCGCCGTCTGTTGAGTCGAGACGGAGACCAACATCGGCTCCGGCCCTTCCACGCCCCGGCGGCAACACCGCCACGTGGTTGTATTTGATGTCGCGCTGGATCGCGTCGTAGCGCTCGCCCTTCCAGGTCCCGCTCTTCCACTCGAGCCGGCATCGGTATCCCGCCGAGCACTCACTTAGCTTCCCCGATTCGACGTCTTCGATTGCCCGCGCGTCGTTCAGCAGCAGGTCGCCCGAGATGTAGTCGCCGTCCGCTCGTGCGTCGTCGACGTGACCGAGCGCGGCGTCCTTCCAGTTGTGAGTACTGATGAGCCCGCGGTGGTGCTCGAGGTCCGTGACGGGGGCGTGCTTCAGGGAAGCAAGCGAATCCGCTTTGAAGCACTCCTCGGCGAGACGGAGCTCCCGGCGTTCGGTGCCATCGGCGTTTCGGTAGACCAGGATCCCAGTTCGCGCGATGCGCGCCGGTATGCGGAGGCCACCGACCTGGGTGCGCTCGAACTTCTCGAGGCGTCCGACGTCGAACCGGTCGACCTCATCGCCGCCGTCCGTACGCGTCTGGCGATGCTTGACGAGCTCGCGACCGGCGTTCGATGCACGGGCGCGCCGCTCTTCGTCTTCGGCGAGGACGTCGTCGGGATTGTCTCCGGCCAGTGCATCCTCGTCTGCTGGAAGGGTAACGAGCGAAACCTCGGTGAGCAGATTCTTCCGGAATACAGCGATCTGGCGTCCGTCTCGGACTTCGTCCGTGCGTGACCCGAAGTCGAATCCCACCGAAACACCGCGCACGAGGCCGGCGCGCATTTCGCTTATGCACTCTTCGACCTTCGGCTTCGCGTTAGCCGCCGCGAAGTTGATGCGCATCTCAAGGCCGAGTTCGGTCTCTTGCACCTCACTCGCGAGTCCGATCGCGCTGCACCCTCCGTCGTGCTGCCAGAGTACGACCGGGTTCTTGATGAACCGCCGCAGTTCCCAGCTCTCGAGCGCCTCGAGCCGCGGCGTCGCGAGCTCGTCGGCCTTCTTCGCTGGCTCCCAGCCTTTGACCGGATTCCGCGACGACGCGACGACCGGAATGCTCCGCGTCGCCTCGTCGTAGGTCCCGAGGCTGTACGACCGAACGTTGTTCGCCATCAGCGTGTTAGGATTGGGGTCAGTGCAACGCTGCGCCCGATGCGGTGGAGACGTCGGTTCCAGGCATTCGAGGGCGAAGTTTTGCGAACGCTGCGCAGAGGTCCGCGATCGCGAGGCGAAGCGCCGGTATGCCGAGGCGAACGCTGAGGCTCTTCGTGTAGCCTGCCGTCTAAAGATGCGAGCGCGTTACGCAGCCGACCCGAGCGCGGCACGGCAGCGCGTCGCTGCCAGGCGAGCAAAGGACCCGGATCGTGTCCGTGCACTGGAGCGAGCTTGGTACGCGGAGAACCTTGAACACCAAAGAAAGCGCGCTCGCCAGAAGCAGAGGCAGCGGCGGCTCAAGGACCCGGAGACGATTCGGCGCAAAGTGCGCGAGTACAGGAACTCACGGCTAGAGGAAGCCCGGCGCGTTGCGAGGGAACGAGCGCGTCGGAAGTATCGAGAGAACCCTGAGCCACGCATGGAGCAGAACCGCGCGCGTCGCGCCCGCGCCGCTCAGGCCCCAGGTAATGGGGTGTCTCGCTCCGCATGGCGTTCTGTGCTCGAAGTGTTCGATCATCGTTGCGCGTACTGTTTGAGCAAGTCGCGAAAGCTCACGATGGATCACGTCGAGCCCCTGGCGACCGGTGGCGCACACGATACTGAAAACGTCGTCCCCGCTTGCCCGCGTTGCAATCAGGGAAAGAAGGACCGGCGTCTATGGGAAGTTTTGCGTTACGCGACGTCGGCCAGCTCATCCAAGACGGGATAAGCAACGCAGCGACAGTTCGGTGGTTCGCCAGGAATCGCTTCCTCGCCGTCCACTTCGGGCGGGTCGTCCCAGTCGAACACCTGTCCGTCGATCTCTGCGTGGCTGTCACGAACCCGGCCCTCGCCGGCGGTCGTCCAGATGAACTTGTCGATCCCCGCGGCCGTCTGCCGCTCCTGGGTGATTCGACCGTTCAGGGTAAGGATGTCGTCGTGCGCCGCGGTCTCAAGCTTTGACTGCGCGATGACGAACCGTTCTTCGATCCGATCCTGAAGCTCTTCGGGCGTGCGGTGCTCGGAGTCCTTGAGAAGCTCGACGATGTTGGCGCGCTCCCTTTCTAGGATGCTCGCCATCCGTGCCACTGTGTCCTTACGCCACCGGGTGAGTGGCCCGTCGATTCCGGGCTCGTCTGAGAGCCGGATGCCGATCCGTTTGAATTCGCCCTTGGAGTGTTGGAGCGCCTTCTCTGCGACCCCGTTGGATGCTGCCCGTATGGTCGCCTTCGACGGGAGGACGGAGGCTCCGAGTGCGTCGTCGGACGCGGCATCTGTGCGCCGCTCGAGCGCGAAGTCTCCGAGCTTCCCGCCTACCGCCGCGCGTACGCGTCGAGCAAACTCGGCGCCGAGCTTTCGGGCTCTAAGTCGGTACGCGAGGATGACGCCCGTGGGAGCTCGCGGCGCCCGCGCGAACCGCTGAGCGCGTGAGAGCTTGCGGCGCGCCACCCAATCACTCTGGGGACCAGGCTCCGACGGTCGGGCTCTGAGCGAATGGCACCGATCTCTTGCGCTCGATACCTTTGCCGCCGATCTTCATGATCTTCAGGTCCGCGATGCCATCGTCGTCGACACTCATGAGTACGGCGGGGTGATGGTCGTGCTTCGTCGTGTATTCCCTGCCTTCCGGAAATTCCTTGGACGGCCCTTCCTGACGCAACACTTCGAACTGTGAAACTCCGAGCTTCACGACCTTGCCAACGTACTTTTCGAAGTCCGACATCACGAATCCCTTTCGATGACGTTCACGCC